ATCCAGCGCAGCTATATCGGCTTCATATGCTGCTGTTAAAGCCGCCAGTTCGGCTTCATATGCGCCGGTGTTAGGCGGTTCCGGTTCGTCCGGCGGTTCGGGTTCGTCCGGTTCTTCGGGCTGTTCGCCGCCCCCGCTATCCTGTTGTGGTTCCTGATTCTGTACCGGCGGGGCTTCCACGGTTGTCGGTTCATTCTGTGGTTCTGCCTGTGGTTCTGTTGCAGGTTTCGATTCCTCAATGTCCTTCAACGGCAACGGATCAACTTCCTCTGTTGGCTTATTTAAGTTAAAAGTCGCTATCGCCGCATTGTTCTCCTTGTCCCATAGCAATTCGCCGCCCAGCATGTCCGTAAGTTCTTTCAGTTGCACATATGTCCTGCCCTTGTATACAAATCTGTCGGCTGTCATTTCCTGCCCGTTGACAATTACTTTGATTGAGTTAATCGCAACGGTTATCTGCTGTCCTACTGCGCCAAATGCAGGCACGGACACCATAATCAAAATCCCGACAAGTAGTCCGCATAAAAACTTCTTCATAAACATTCACCTCCTGACAATATTATACATCAAGAGGAAATATTTATACAAGGGCAAACTTCTCACATACAACTTTACCATCATGCGTAAAACGGATTTTTTCGTCAAAATCCGCTTTGTATGTTGTCCATTCATCCCACTGCGCCGGCTGCCCGCTCTGGTACTCCGCCAGTATCTCTGCGTCGCTGCGGGCGCGGGAGGAGATGCGGAGGTCGTCGATAAAGGCAGAATAATTGATTACAACACTTGCAGTCGCGGGAAAGCTTTCTGCTACTCCGGCGGGTAAATCCTGCTCATATTTTACGCCGTTGACAAATAGGGCGTGTTTGTTGGTTGCTGCTGACCAACGCAAAACGATGTGATGCCAATCGTCTGCTTGAATAGTTCCTGCGGGAGCTACAGGGCCAGTGTCGTTCGGACCGTAGTCGAACGCAGCTCTTCCATCCGTATAAAAGAACAACAAAAACCTGCCATTACTGGTTTGTATGTAAAAAAAGTTATTCCAATCAGCTACCACAAGCGGCTTTACCCAAAACTCCACCGTCCCCTCCTGTGGATTCAGCACCCCCGCCATGGGGATGGTCAGGGATTCGGCTGAACGTGTGCCGTCGATGAAGGAGGTGGCGTAGGGTTTTTGCTCCAATTGTGGCGCAGTTACCCATACAATATCCCCTACATTGCCTGGTAAAAAAAGAAAATGCACTCGACAATACCCTGTGCCCGTGGTGGTAAAATTAACTGTAAGCCTGGTAAAATCCGTTCCCGGTACATTAGAGCTTGAGTATACTTGCCCATTATCCAACCTATCGTGACACCAAATCCTGACAGGTCTACCCTGAGATTTTACAAAGGCACTAATGGTATAAACTACCCCGGGTGTAGTTGAAACGGCGAAATCTTTAAGTATAACAGCTTGTCCTGTGCTTTCAATGACACTTTTTATTATATTTACACCATTAAACAATAGTCCCGTTGTCTCAATTGTTCTGGTTTGTGTACCCCAGGCTAGAGCCCATCCATTCTGAGCATTCCAATCAGCTATCGGTATAATATTCTCCGTCCCTTCCTCCACCATCACCGCCTTGCCGAATTTGCCCTGCTCAAAGCGAGGTACGTTGGCGGCAACTTGCGTGCCGTCGCTGAGGTAGGCGGGGGTGGGGCGGGTGAACGTGGCGTTGGCTGGCATCCGTAAATCCTGCGTTATATAGCCATTGCATATAACCTTGCCGTCATGCGTAAAACGAACTTTGTTTATTCCCGGCTGTGTTATAAACTCGGAGGCATATAAAGTATTGTTTTTAAATCTTATCACGCTCATAATCATCACCCGATATATGTTATTTCCAGCGCATCTTCAAGGGGATTGTATGCAATGGTAAATTTGTTTGAGTAGTTATAGTTTATTGCGCTCTCAATTTCCGCTATGTGCGTCTCGTTGAACCACTGCACAAACTCCTTCAGTCCTTCATCAAACTTGTCCTTAAACTGCTGTGTTGTCAATCCGCGCTCCTGTGGTGTCGTGCCCAGCTTTCCTATTACGCTTGTATCTCCCGAATAAGGCGTCATTGCCATAATATCACCCCTTTACCTGTTCTTCACAAGTCCGCCCGTGCGTGTCGGCAAGGTGATTGACAGTACCGTTGCGCCATCTGTGCCGCCACATACAAGGCGTAGTTTCATGTAGTCTATTTTTTTAGCCTTAAGCTTCACTCTTTTAGGTTGCGGGCTGAAATTAGTTGCAAAGCTGAAATTGGAAAAATCCCATGTATCAAAACTCGACAGCCCATAGAATACGGTCTTAATAAATCTGAATGTTGCGTCCCTGTCGGTAGACAGGTATATGTCAACATGGGTACTTATATAAGGCACAAGGGAGATAAACATCATCTGGATAAACTTCCTTATCCAGTCCGCGCCGAAGTTGTGGTATCCCATATCCCATGTCGCAACGATTTCCTCTCCATCGAACGTGACTTCGTTTTCGTCAAACATCATTATTTGCCCGTCCGTCGTGCCGAAGCACAGCTTTTTATCGACGGTCATAAAGCAGGTCGGTTCATGTGGCAAGTCAAGGATATACCACGCCCCACGTTCTCCCCGTGCGCCGGTTACGCGGTAGTTGTAAACCCATATCCGCTTGCCAACGCATAAGAGGTATAACCCGTTTTCGTCCCAATCCCATGTAATGGCTTTCGACAAGTCCAGCGGGTCGAGGTCACGCTGTATGCGCTGGCTTATCCATACGGCGTTCTTCTCGTTCATTACATAGGTCGAAACCCATTCATAGATACCTTTCCAGACCGTAAACGGGTTATTGAAGATTATCTGCGTCTGTCCCATTGCAACGTTGCCTACTTTTGCGTTTATCGGGAATGTGGGGAATATGGTTGTAAACAACCCGCTGTTAGGGTCGGTATATGATTCACTGGTCGAATACCATGCGCTTGCCCCGGATGAATCGCCGGACGTGAATATAATCTGCTTGTCGTACTGCGTCAGAATGTCCGTGATTTCATGCTCCCCGACGGTTGAATCAGTGGCATAAGGCCAATATGTTGGGTCTGATACTCCATGCTGTGTCACGCCTGACGGATAACGGGTATTGCGGTAGTTCGGATTGCCGAACAACCAGAATCTTGCGTAATACACGCCGCCATAATACCGGCAGTTGGTGATACGCTTCCGGAATTCAGCATCTTCCTTAGTCCATGCTACTTCAATATTGTTTGTCCCTGCTGGCGGAGAGTTTAAAAACACTACATCGCCGTTTTCAAGGTCAACTGTATAATCTGTGCCGGGTTCTTGTTCGTTCGGACCAATAAAAACAGAATCCACTGAATCAATCTTGTCCTCCGGCAACTGAAATACTGTTGCCGTACCGTCTGCTGAGAATCGTATTTTCTTCTTGCCTGTGATGTAGTTTATGCCTTCAACAATCATCCCGCCGCCGGTAGGTGGTACGGCTGTAGCGAATAAAGGAACATAGCCCTCGACAACCTTGAACGTCGTGCCATCCCACTGGTAGAATTCCGTCCCGTCAAGGATATACACAACATTGTTTGACGCAAAGAAGGTTGTGGGGTATGCGTCAACTATTGTGCCGATTTCAACCTCTGTCTTGGCGGTAAAGTCGTATTCGTACACCTTGCCGCCCCGGGCGAAAAGGAAATGGTCAACGCCGTGGATTTTGCCCCACCACATGCCGTTTACCTTCTTGCCCGCAACCTTGGCGTTAAGGCTTTTGTACCCATACTGCTTTTTCAGTTTCAGGTCATCGGTTATCATCCAGTTGGACATTTCCGATGCCTCTCCTAGCTCAAGCAGGGTTTCGGTTTCTTGTTTGTTCACGCCGAAAAATTTATCAAGTATCACATACTGCGGTTCTGCCATCGTCAATCACCGTCCATGGAATAAACGTCTATTATCTCAACAGGTGTCAAAGGTTCCTTTACCGCCGCGTCAACATACATCTGTCTAAATTCTTCTTTTGCGTCCTGTGCTATCTCGCTGTTCATGTCAGCCCTTGCAAAATGCTTCACCAAATACGGCACAGCCGACATTGCAACATGCTCCGGGTACTCTATCGTTTGGTCAAGGGAAGTTATCTTTGTGGGCAACGAAACGTAATTTATGCGGATAATGCCTTCATAAGAGAACATCACATACAAATCCCTGTCGTTTTCCCACTTGACCGATGAACTGCCTTCCTGGTACTGCCATTGCGGATATTCGCTTATTATCTGTGAACGGCTTACAAAGTCATCCGGAAGTTCTATCTTATAAAACGGCTTGAAGTCGGGCACCTTGTCGGCAGATGGGTACTTATACGGCGATAGCGCCCTGTTATTGTGCCGGAAGTAATAACTCCCGGTTATGGTCATGGTCACATCGCCGCCTGTAGCGTTCAGTATGCCTTTAAGCGGCAGAAATGAGGTCGTACCTTCGGCTAAGGTTATGTTGATAGTGCCGTTAAATTCGGTTTCCTCACCGCCGTTGAATGTGTATTTACCGCTTAAAGGTGAGCCGTTCTCGGTAAATGTTACGGCGCAATCACCATCAACCTCGATATAGAAGCAATATGCGCCGTTCGCCGAATATTCCTGTGTCTCGCCATTGTTTTCAATTATTTTGCCAAAAACTGCTATATCGCCTAAAAGGTTCTTTTTTCTCACACAGGATATTTCAAAAGACTTCTTCTTTCCCGCCGTTTTCGCCATCCTGCGGCTCCATATGTCGAGCAATAGCGGCGCTTTGGCTTTGTATTCCGCAACATCGTCCGGGTTGAGTGCGCCCGTTTCTGAAATTTCGTCCATCACGGCCATAGCTCTTTCAAATATTTCCTGTCCTGTGTATGCCATAAAATCACCCCTTTCGAGGCATAATAAAAGGACCCAGTTTCCCAGGTCCTTTTTCCTGCGCAAATTGTACCTTATGCGATATACGGCTCTCCTGTAATCTCTTCGTATTCTTCTACCGTAATAACTTTACCCACGACATTGTAAACTCGCTCTTTACTCCATAACCCATGGTAAATCATCTGTAGCGTCAAATTTGTTACCCCAAACACTATTACCAGTACCGCCCTCGATTACTACTGCTTTACCCATGCAATTGTTCGAGGATATAAGGTTGTAGTTGTTGGTGCCCTGTAATCGTATCGTGTATTGGTCTGAAGTATAGTCGCTTGTTTGTCCTGTGCCACGAATACAAGTGTTGCCTGTTACCGTGTTGTTGTTACTAGATGCATTCAAGCGGATGCCGGTGATGTTGTTGTTGCAAGTGTTGCCTGTTACCGTATTGTTACGACTAGATGAATATAGGTAGATGCCGTCGCTGTTGTTGTTGTTGCAAGTGTTGCCTGTTATCGTGTTGTTGTTACTAGATGAATATAAG